ATAAAAGATAGCACCGTTCTCCATGATGGCATGGAATAGGATTGGCCTTCCTGTGATTGAGGCAATACCGAAGATAATACAGTCTTCAACTTCGCCGTGATGTTTTTTAAGGTCATATAAATACTCCTTTTTTATTTGTGCGTATTGTACAGGAATATTTGCATTTAAGTAAGACATATTTTAACCTCATTTAATTGTACCCCAATTAGGCCCAGATTCATAGTCGACTTTGTTCTTAACCTCAAGGGGTATTGTTTTTTCCATAGTTTTTATAATTAATTCTGGTTCGTGGTCCTTGATTGAAAAACAAAGTTCATCGTGTATTTGTATATGAGGCACTATACCTTGTTCATAAAGATCTACCATTGCTTTTTTTGTCATATCAGCAGCTGATCCTTGTATCAATCTATTAAGAGCCTTGTATGTAAAGGCAGGTGTGTAGTATCTATCAAAATAATTCATGTAATTTGGATCAATTTTATTTTCTTTATACTTATCTAACATTTCTGCTTTAAATGCCTCCCTTGCCTGTTCTTCTGTGTACAGGGGCACTTCGTTAAATCTATTGGTTTCTGAATTCCATTCTCTGTTTGTAGTTTCCCATTTATCAAACCTGCAAAATCTATCATACAAAGTAAATAATAATTTATTTTCTTTTGCAAATTGTATGAGGTCTTGTGACAATTGCCTTACAAAAGGCACACGGTTGTGATATTCATTAAATAAAACTCTTGCCTTATTTTTATCTAATCCTAACTCTTTTTGTAATTTTATCTTTCCCATGCCATAGAAAAGACCTAGGTTGATTGTTTTTGCCTGTTTCCTGGAAATATTAGCCATGTCAGCAACGATTTGATGAAAATCGGCATCATCCCTGTCAAATTCATCTTTGAGGTTCTCTGTGCCTGGTAGACCTAATTTGATCGCATAGTGCACTACGATTCGTGGTTCTTGCTGTGAATAGTCAAAACTGCCCCATGTATGTCCTTTTTCAGGAATAAATAATTCTCTCATTTTTTTACCAATATAACCTTTAGATGGAATTTGTTGTAAGTTTGGATTGCTCATAGAAAATCTTCCTGTTACTGTTCCTCCTTGATCTGATCTAATTTGATTTATGTCCGCATGTATTCTTCCTTCATAAACATAACCTAAAAGTCCTTCAATAAAAGTATTAACTGCTTTGTCATACTCCCTTGCTTTTGCAATCATACGCAAACATTTATTACGATGTGTTTTTAAATAATCTTTTGGTAATTGAGGCATTTTAGATTTAGGTGTGACTTTGTAATCA